CTTTTGATGTAATATCGAAAACGGTAATCTTTCCATCAGATTCGTATCGCTTATCACCATCAACTTTCGTGAACTTAATATCGTCACGCTTAAAGTTTTTCTTGACCACATTCTCTAAATCACTTGAACCAGCACCAAGCTCCAACACCCTGGAATCTACAGGCAGCTGGGCGATTTGCCCAGCCACCATAAGAATCCTATTAAAGTTTGAGAAGCTCCAGTGCAAGTTGTAGTTGCATTCAGAGAATTTGTCGAACCCCATTTCTCTATTTGCATTCTTACAATTCACCTTGCCGTACCTCCTTAAGCTTCTGAACAATCAGCTCAACACACTCATCAATGCTCTTGTTTGTAGTATCAAGCTCAAGTGTTTTCTCGGGCTTATAATACCTACGAACATTGTCACGATAGAGTTTCTGAGCTTTAGCATAATCATAAGGACAAGTCTCACCATGAAGCGTAAGACGTTCCTCAGCAGTTTCCTTTTCCACAGTACAATACACAACCATAAAGTCATCGGACTTCATAATCTTTCGTGCCTGATGAATAAACTCCTGATTGCCAAGCTTTGTTTCACGACCAAGAATCTTATCAAAGGTCATGTAACCAACAGGGCCTCTGTCAATCACAATATGTTTGAAGTTTGTTGCTTTCAAAAACTCCCATTCCAAAGTTGTTTTACCGGCCTTATCAAGCCCTTCGAAAATCACCCACATACATTAGTCCTCCCAGCTTTCAATCATTTCAGCTTCACCAGGAAGCAGAAGTTCCGGTTCCTCTTTATAGATTCGCTTAAGTTCTGCATACCAAGCAGATTTCGTAAAGTCAAACTTACAGTTTTCAGTTGCATGTGTTACATGCTCGTTAGCATCTTCAAATCTCTTGAAAGAGTTGCCAAACACATCATCACATGTAAAGCACTTCTTAGCCGCTGCACCAAAGCAATCACATCTCTCAAGATTCTTAGTATAAACCAACTTATCAAGTTCATCCATTTCATCATCAAGAGCAATTGCCTTTTTAAATTCCTTAAGTAGAAGTCTGAATGCGTAGTTGATTTCATCAGCCGTATTGTTTTCCAACCTCTGACTACATACATTCACAAGCTGAGGAAGGGTAAAAGAACAAGAAGCATCACATGTCTGACCATGCATTAACAGATAACGTGCATCCTGATAAGGAATAACCGTATGGTCTTTGCCGTTGTCGTTTCCTTTGGTCATATCATCATACAGTTTCTGAGATTCCTCAATAAGCTTTACAGCTCTCTCATAAAACTCAGACTGAACGATATTCAAAGGAAGAATGACGTTATGCTCAACATGCTGAGGCATCTGAGATTCAACCTGGAACAACCAACCACGATGACGAGTAAGCTGCGCAAGATTTACTCTCGATATGTTCTTAAACACACACTGAATAAGTATAGTTTCCTGAGGAGTAGGATTCAGTCTCTTATCAACCGAACCGGTAATGAACTCTTTTACAATAGGAAGCTCCGGATTGTACTCAATATCCTGAAGCTGAATCCAAGTCTGCTTAAGCATATCCCACATTATTTTTGCAGGATGCTTTGTGTAGCTAATAATCTCTACGCCAATTCCTTTGTAGCCGTTCTGAATGCCGTTCATTTATTTGGCCTCCTTCTCAATTAGTTTATTGATTTCATTTGTGTATTTCTCAATGCGTTCTTTTGATTCGAAATAAATCTCACCAATGCAATCGGAAGAATTACCAAGAATCTTCTCATTCAAACACCACTGATATACACTGTAAGCATCTGCCAACTTAAGAATATTATACACTATCGGCTCGGGCTTGTACACTTCTTCAAGATAATTTTTCCAATGTTCTTTGTAGTAGTCTTGCTCGATTTTATCGAGTATTTGCTGCATCTCAGGATAGTTTGCTTTGACATCGTGAGGAATATCAGATGTACGACTTTCGCATGTATCATGTAATGCTGCAAGAATTAGAACTTGTCGCTCTTGTTCATGTGTAAGATTAAGCTGAGCCATAATCTTAAGACAAAGCAGAGAAACGAAGCATGTATGCTCTGCAACACTCTCATCCTGAAGTCTACTACGATGATTGTACCTAATAATCTTCTTGAGTGGGTACTCACTCATTATGGATTCTTTACTCAACAATTCCAACATAAGCAAGTCCCTCACCTTTCTCAATTAACTCAGGCAACTTATCAAGATCTTTAAACTTTGTGATTATGATATTACCAGACTGAGCAAGCATCAGATTGAACTGACCATTCGGACCAAGTGTCTCACAATAATACACAATAATGATGGGTTTGAAAGTTTCATGGCCCTCCATACCAGCATTATAGCCATTGGCAAAACCAGCTTCCCAAATAGTACCCATATCCTTACCGTCAGTAATTGCGAAGATAATATCGCAAGACTTGATGTGCTCAACATTTGCTGAGAAGATTTTCTCACGAATTACAGGGTCAGTAATAGGTGACAACGAACTATTCTCCTTTGGGCTCCACACATTAAAACCGAGTTCTCTCAGCTTAGCCTTTACGCGGTCCTCTCTTTCAACTTGCTCAGGGTTGAACCAAGGGCTTGCAAAGTATACTTTCATATTTTTAATATCATTCATGGCGGTTTCTCCTTTTCTAATCTAAAATGTAGGGAGGGAGTTTAGCCCCTCCTTATTATGTGAATACTTCCCTTATAAAGTTTCAAGACGGTCAGACACAACACCAAGTTTTTGCTGAATTGCATTGGCTAGGTCATTACCATCAAATCCGGAAAACATTGCAATGTTCATAAGTACCACAAAACAATCAGCTAATTCCTCAAGCTTTGCATTCTTATCATACTTATCATTACGATGCGATTTCCACCTCTTATCAGCGTCCAACACCTCACCAATCTCGGACATAAGCTGTTGAACATGATATGATGCTAAACCAACATCATCCACAGGAACAGCAACCGTGTGCTCATTCTTATATCTATCATAGACACCTTTGTGAATGAGCTTATCTTGAGTTATGAGTTGAATGTTGAACAACTGCTGCAAGGTTATTGCATTAGTCGTCTTCCCATTCATCCTCATCTTCCTCCTCTTCGCCCCAATCTTTCTGAGCAGCATCCCATTCTTCAAGCTGATTGATGTAATACTTAGCAGGCTTCTTCGGAGCTACCTTAATGTCGCGTTCCTTACAGAGGTTGTACAACTCTTTGGCAGACATTTCAGAATAATTGACTGCATCGTCTTCCTCTTCTTCTCCCCAATCCTCATTATCGTAATCATCCTCATCGTCATCGTCATCGTCATCTTCCGGCTCATGCTTATGAGTATTCTTCTCACCCGTAGACTTCGGAGCATGTTTCTTAAATGCCTCATCTTCATCTTCATCTTCATCTTCAATTGTATCACAAGGAAATGCTTTATCAAGCATCTTAAGGATAGACTTCTTAGAGTAAGCTTTTGCTTTCTCATTTCTGAACTTAACCTTGTCCATAGGAACAACAGAATACGTTTTATTGGTCCCCTTTCCTGAAACACTGATAACATAATCTCTGTCAGTAAGTGTTCCATAGTTCTCATACATTGCCATCAATGCAGGAATCGGGCTGCAGTTATTCACAGGGAACATGAACAGCTGAACTTCCTTAGTCTCATAATTCCATACAGACCAAATATACTGAGAACGAGTGCGCAGACTGTCATCATCACAATAAGGACAATTCTTTCCGAAAATCTCCTGACAAGGAACATTGATTCCGGCCTCAAAGCTATCGTGGAATGTAACTTCCATTCCGTCGTCCATATCAGTCAGGAAACGAACTCTGATTTTCTGACCTTCTCTGAAGTATATGAACTTACTTTTGTTCTGACCGGACCTTTTTACATCTTGCTTAATTTTATCGACTAAACCCATTATGGTTTCCTCCTTATTTTTGATTCATAGATTTCCATAGTTTTTTTAAACATTTTATCAAACAACTCTTGAGTCATATCGCCTGGGTCTTTTATTCCTTTGAGATACTTGAATCTTGTTACTTCAAAATGTTGCTCAAGGAATTTAGTACCTTTACGACCACACTCATCATTGTCCAATGCGCTTATCACTTTCGTGATTCCTTTGTCTTTCAGCTTTTGAATTTGCTGAGGTGACATTTTCCAACCTAAAATAGCAACCACATTATCTTCACCAAATTGCACAAACTTCAATCGGTCCATGTAACCCTCAACCACAAACACATAGTCTTTAGTTCCATAATCACCTACAAGAGTTGTTGCTCGACTGAATCCTTCGTTGTATAGATATTTGCGTCGTTCTTCGATTGACTTAATCATTGTACGGCATACCCACCCTTTGAACTTTCCATTGTCAAGCATTGGGAATATGATTCCATAACTCTTATTATATGTAACCTTAGCTTTGCATTTATGTAGGGTACCTAGCTTGAATCCTCTCTTGGTCATGTACTCTCTAGCAGCTACCACCTCAGGTTCATCAGAATCCCTCCAGTTAACTTTTCTTAATCCGTGGTAGTAATCATAGGCTTCATTATATAAATCCCTCTGGAGTGGCTTCTGTTTAATCAGAGACCTATCCAGTTTTATACCACTACACTTATCTGATTTCAGAATACGAAGATATTTTTGATAAGCTTGTAAGTCATTTAGTCCGTTGTATTTAGACTCCATAAGCTTTACAAATTTCTTTGCATCACCAGCCAATCCACACCCAAAGCAAAACCAAAAACCATCTTCAAAATTCACAATCATGCTTGGATTTACATCGTTATGAAAAGGACAAACGATTTTCTGACTTAATGATGCAACATCTGGTATCAGATTGTAATACCATAAAACCTTTGCTAATGCTTCACCACTTTTGTTCTCCATCATCATGCCCTCGTTTCACACCAACAGTGAAGTAGGGTTTCTGACATTTTACAGTGTAGCAACCTTGAACCTGTTCTGCAGTTATCTTCCCAATCTCCTCAAGTCTATCAAGTTCTTGAGTATCAACTGATTTTGACACATTCAGAAATGACTTAAAGATTTTAGGGTCCACATCACATTCTTTCAAGTAAGCAATCAATGCGTCCATGTCAGTGATTTCGTACTTCTTAATTATTACCTGCTTTGCAAGCTGATTTCCTAAAGCTTTTGCAAGCTTATCAGGGTCGAACTCAACACTTGACTTTTGAATACGATTGACCACCAAGTCGCTTTCGACTAAATCATCATACGAAAATGTAAGTGACTTATCGATGCCTTCACACTCAAAATAGTCCTCCATATCACTGTTGAATTGTGCTTTCAATTCATTGAACTGTGATTGTACCTGCTTAAATCTCGATTGTCTTTCAAAGAACTTACGAATAGATTGTCTACACTCAGTCGAACTAAGTTTAGCTTTTCTGTTCCTCTTTGCCATTCTCATCCACCAATCCTTTTAAAAGTCTATAAACTCCACGAGGCCAACGCTTACCAGTACGTACCCATACAATATCATCATAAGATACGATGTACTCAGCACCATATTCAGTTTCAAGTTTAAGCTTTCGATTTTTACTGGATTTGTTGATAACCTTAGCAGATTTTACTTTGCCTGAAGAAAGCTTAAAAGCAACCAAAGCTCCAACCTCTGCTTTTTCAATATAAGGCATTTTCTGCCCCATATCGACCTTGATGCTGGCAGGTCCATTCTCTTCTTTGCCGCTTTGGCAGCCTGCCTCTACAACATTGTGATTGTCAATCTTATATTCATCTTTAGCACTTTCAGATTTATTGGTGTTCTTAACCGCTTCGGTATTCTCAACCACTTCCGCTCCTAAAATTGCATCAATCAATTGGTCCTTGGTCATATCCCATCTACCGGAGATGTTCATGCCCTTTGCAAGCTCTCTGAGCTCTTTGCAAGTTTTGTTCTGCAGATTTTCTCTTGACATACCTATGCCCTCCTTTGATAATTTGGTAGCTTATGCCACCAACCGGCTTATATCGGTTTCGTCTTAATTTTCAAAGACTCATCAGGGTGATTATACTTTCCAAGCTCTATATGCTTTGCCCTCCTAAGCATTTGTTTTGTTTGTGATTTTATTATACCACATAGAATGCAGCTTGTACACCTTTAATTTGTTCCTCTTAAACACTTATTATTTTGATTTTCGGCAATATACTCATTGGCAAGGTTTCTTGCAATTGCTTTTAAATCTTCATCTGCATTATTAACATCAATCGCAAGGTCTTCACACATTTCTTCAAGAAATTCATTATAAATAGTATTAAAGTTTTCCATTTTCATTCCTCCTAGACATTTTATTTGGTTTAGGTTAAATTATTTATTATTTCCTTAACCTATATATATATTATACCATAAAGTTTAGAGGTTGTACATACTTATTTTTAATTTATTTTAAGAAGTTTTAATTGATAGAAAGGGCACCAGAGCTAGTCTGGCACCCCTCTGCAGCATCTTGCTATTTGTCAATCAAAAACTGTTCCAAAGCATCCCTTTGTGCCTTTAACTTATCAAGCCCATTACCTGTAATCTCATGGTTGAGCAAAACCAATAAAGACTTACAAATCACTTTGTTGGATTCTTCGACACCGTGCATTGAATTATCAGTGTCATTCATCCTTAAATGGTCATTACATAGTTTTTGCTCATGCTCATCAATCCGCTTTTTCAAATCTTTGAAAGGATTGAATAGCTTCGTGATTGCTGAGATTCCACCAACAATGCACGTTATACCGCCAAAGAAAGCCAGGACAGTTTGAATTGTAATTTGAATATTACCCTCCATTGATTTCACCACCTGTCCTTAATTTACTGAGCAAGTTCACCAAGGTCCAGAGCTTCAAGTACAGCCTTAACTTTAGGCTGAATGATAGCAGGTACCTGGTCAAATGTCTTGACACCCTTAATAATAAGAGTAGCATAAACTTCTACCATTGTCTGCTCCTCCTTTCTTAAAAGTAATTTTATTATGAAAAGCTTGATTCTACGCAGCATTTCATTACTCGTCCTGAGCCAAAATCTTTTCAACGTCGGCTCTAATCACCGAAGGCACATCATCAATCGTATAAGGCTTTCCCGTCTTAGGATTGATTGTGCCTTTCTTAATCAAATCTGCATATACATATGCCATAACAATCATCCTCCTTTACTGTGCTGGAGTTGACAGAAGCATTTCATATATCTCTGTAAGACCAACTTGCGTCTGAGTAAGTTGTGCGTTTAACTTCTCAGTCGTTTCCTCTTCAGAAGTCAGATTTCGAAGACTGAATCTTGTGCCTCCTTCATAAGGATATTTTGAATTAAGCTTCATCTTACCCTTATGCACATCATCGATTGTAACATCCTCAAGATTTGATGCACTAAGAACTTCATCCTCAAGCGAAATTCTCTTCTTAAACTCAAAATCAAGTGTACACTTAATCTCATTGGCTGCAGAAATATGA